ATGCAACAGGAGTTGTTGATCATCAATGGGGCATACCTAGACCAGAAAATATGCCAGCTGGCGTATATGAAGCAAGTTTATACAGTGAGTTTGATTGCGTATATTTGCTTTTTACAAAATCTAAAGTCCAGATGTTTGATGATATCGTACTCATCATAGAGTAAATACTTATATGTATGTATTTGGTAATGGTGAAAGTCGCACCTCTGTAAATATTGATAAACTAAACGGCACCAAATTTGGGTGTAATGCTATCATGCGAGACTACACAATGGATCATCTAGTTTGTGTTGATCGAAGAATGGTCGATGAAGCAGTTAAATCAAAAGTAAACGAACACACACTTATATATACTAGAGACGATTGGATTGAAAGATACAAAGGTGTTGAAAGAGTTCGGACAGTTCCAAGTTTACCATATAATGGAATGACAAGACCAGACCAACCTTTTCAGTGGGGGAGTGGACCGTACGCACTTTTACTTGCTGCAATGAAAGCAAAGGGACAAACAGTTAGTCTAATTGGTTTCGATTTATATAGCAATACAAAAAATGTTAATAATATGTACAAAGGAACGGCCAACTACGCTAAAGTAGAAAGTCGTAATATTGATCCTAGATACTGGATACATCAAATAAGTATGGTATTCAAATGCTTTCCTAAAGTTAATTTTACCATTTATCAAACCCACAATTGGGAGTTACCAAATAATTGGATTCAACCTAATATTTCACTTGACAACATAAACAAATTGTAATATAATAACTATTATACAGAGGACTTTAATACGTCGACCCTCTTTAAATACTCCGCCGTTATTTTATAGGAGAATAATATGGCTTATTACAGCACTAAAACATACGGACACAACATCGGACTATCAGCGGTGTTCCGTCAACCTAAGGCAATGCATTCACATTGTCATTTACTACACGGATACAGTTTACAATTTAAATTTACATTTGGATGTTCAGACCTAGATGAGAAAAACTGGGCTGTTGACTTTGGAGGATTGAAACCTTTGAAGGCATGGCTAGAAGATAGTTTTGATCACAAGACAGCAATTGATATTGCAGATCCAGAATTAGAAACTTTCAGAGCACTAGAAGAAAAAGGGTTAGCAGAAATTAGAACTTTTGACGGTGTTGGATGTGAGAAGTTTGCATATCACGCATGGAAGTTTGCTGATGAACTTATTAGAGAAATTAGCGATGGACGTTGTTGGTGTGAATCAGCTGAGTGTGCAGAGCATGGTGCTAACAGTGCAATCTATACACCATACTCAGTACAAAAGATGTCACACGTAGATGGCTAAGACTTATATACCAGGAGAAACAAAGGAGCAACGTAAAGCCCGTAAAGCAATTGAAAAGGGTGTCGCTACTAAAGTTGTTACCCAACAACCTAACACCGGCGACAGACGCTATATCCTTTGTTTAAAGCACGGTCAAAAGTACTCTGCAGATTATGTAAACAAGTTATACAATATGACACAGCGTCATTGTACACTTGAACACGAATTTGTTTGTATTACTGAAGACCCTGCTTACCTACTTCCTGGGATACAAACTATACCACTACCCAAAGGACTAGACGGGTGGTGGAATAAGCCTTACATGTTTTCGAAAGACTTACCTATTAACGGTACAATACTTTACTTAGATTTAGATGTTGTAATATCTTCTAATATAGATAAGTTGTTTACTTACCAGCCCGATAATTGGTGTACTGTTAGAGATTATACTAGAGCAATGCGACCAAAGTGGCCTAAATATAATAGTTCCGTTGTAAGATTTAAAACAGGACAACTTTCTCACGTATGGGAAGAGTTTGAAAAAAATCCTAAATCAATTATGAGACAGCATTTTGGAGATCAAGATTGGTTGTATGCATCAACTAGACATCAACAGGCAATGTTATATCCAGATAGTTGGACTCAAAGTTGGAAGTGGGAAGTACGAAAGAGTAGAGACTGGGCGCCTGGTGGAAGACGAGGCGATAGAACATTTAAAACTATTGAGAATGTAGTTCCTAGAGTTGAATGTTGTGTTGTTGTATTTCACGGAGACCCTAATCCAGAAACATGTTTTGACCCATGGGTGATAGAAAATTGGAAATAGAAAAGCATTTTATATTTGATGTAGACGGAACACTAACACCAAGCCGCGGTGAAATAGATCACGATTTTGCTGTGTTCTTTTCAACCTTTTGTGCAGAAAATAATGTATATCTTGTTACTGGAAGTGACAGAGATAAGACAATAGAGCAAATTGGTGAAGAAATATATAGTTTGTGTAAACGTGTTTACAACTGTAGCGGATGTGATGTTTGGGAAGGTAGCACTAATATTAGAGCATCGCATTGGATACTTCCTGAAGATGCACATGAATGGTTAAGTGTTAAACTTACAGAAAGTCCGTTTACAATACGTGCAGGCTTACACTTTGAACATCGTCCGGGTATGGTAAATTACAGTATAGTAGGCCGTAAAGCTAATTTAGAAGAACGTGCAAGGTATGTAGCATATGATACATTCGAAGACGAACGAAACAAAATAGCAAAGTCGTTTAACAAATTGTTTCCTGAACTAGAAGCTCGCCCAGGTGGCGAAACAGGCATTGATATTGCTCCTAAAGGTTATAACAAAAGTCAAATACTAGATGATTTTAAACATAATGATGAACTACACTTCTTTGGCGATAGAATGGACAAAGCAGGAAATGACTATCCTTTGAGTAAAATGATCATTGACAACAAGTTAGGATCGTGCTATAATGTAAACAACTACAAAGGCACTTGGACAATATTAAATGAACAACATTAACCGTATAGGCTTTGCATGTAAATACATGCACCCAGATCAAACACAAAAGAAAAAACTACTTGAAGAAATTCAACGACCGCTAAATACTCGTAGCACAACAGTACAGTGGCTTAACAGGCAGACTCGTGATGTTGCTGAAGAACGCTTATGGGACATCATGGTCCATAACATTGCGTCATACAAAAGGTTAATTACATATGTGGGGAATCTTCCACCTGAACTTAGAATGGTCCGATTGGGTAGTGATGTACTTCCTGTTTATACCCAGCGGGATTGGTCTTATTATTGGCGTCTGCCTGATGTGGTTGCATACTGTGAGAAAGAATTCGCAAAAGTCGGCGACACGGCAAGAGCACTCGATGTTAGACTCTCGATGCACCCAGGCCAATTTACGGTCCTTGCTTCGGATAATCCGGAAATAGTAAATAGGAGTATAGAAGAATTTGAATATCACACCGATGTCATACGCTGGATGGGATACGGCAAGACCTTCCAAGACTTTAAATGCAATGTCCACATATCGGGTCGAGAAGGTCCTACCGGCATACGGAATGCAATCAAGCGACTCTCGCCAGAAGCGAGAAATGTACTTACGATCGAGAATGACGAAAACAAATGGGGACTCGAACACAGTCTCGAACTTGTTAACGACTGCGCACTCGTTCTCGATATACACCATCACTGGTGCCGTGAAGGTGAATACATACAACCTACCGACGATAGATTTGCTCGCGTAATAGATAGCTGGCGTGGTGTTCGTCCTGCAATACATTATTCATACAGCCGCAACGAACATTTACCCGAAGGCTTTGCACATGACACTATGCCCGATATGCCAGCACTACTAGAGTCAGGCTACAAGAAAGCAAAACTTAGAGCACACAGCGACTACTATCCTAACCAAATTGTTAATGACTGGGCTTTGAGCTTTTTACCTTACACAGATATTATGTGTGAGAGCAAGTGCAAGAATCTTGCTAGTATTGACTTATATAAATACAAAGAGGAATTAAAACATTATGAGCTATTTGAACAAAATGTACGGGAACAAGGGCGCCAGCTCGAAACCCTCTGAAAAAGAGTCGACAAAAAATCCTAACCGCGTAGCGGGTGGACTTAAAGGTCAAGGTGTCGACCATTTCACTATGTTAGGTGAAGATGGCTCAGAATTACAAGTTCCGAGTCAACGTTATGTGTCTAGTTTGGAAGAGCAGATAAGAAAACAGCGAGCAGCTTTAACCGTTCTAGAACGTAAACTATCTCGCTGTGAAAAAACTATTGAACAGCATACTAATGCTATTACAAAGTTTAGATCTTAGAAGCTTTTAATACTTCTTTTACTAATTCTTCTTTTTTCTTTCTCTTGTCAATTTCTACACCAAACTCTCTACCTTTAACTTCAAGTTGAGCTTTTGTTAGTTTTGCAAGATCTGCTTTCTTTATAGTTGCTTTTTTAGCAGGTGCTTTTTTTGCCGGCGCCTTGCTTTTTACAACTGTTTTTTTAGCTTTAGGTTCTGCCATCACAGTTTCAATAACTGCTGGTACTGTTCCGCTACTACTAAAAAGACTTTTAAGCCATTTCATCATAACCATCTCCATAATATATATTTGTGGTACATTTATTTATAAATACTAGTACAGGAGATACTAAAAATGGCTAATAGAATGGTTGGAACAAAAAGTTTAAAACTTGATCGTATTACAGGTTTACGTGCAGATGCACAAAATGGTGTTGGAGTAATGACCAAAGTGCCAGTTATTAAACCTGTAAAAATAAAAAATGAAGGCAGAGACAAAAACGTTTCTACGTTTAAAGGAGCAAAAACATCATGATTAGAGAATGGATTAAATCACGTTTAGAAGAACGTACATCTTGGGATGGAGCAATGCTTATTGGCGTTGGCGTTATTGTATTAATTGCAGGACCTTTTGCTAAGTTAGCGGCTTATGGCGCTATTGCATACGGTGCTTGGACTATCTGGAAAAGAGAAGACTAATGGCTACAGAAGATGTTGGAGCATATATCATTGAAATGAACGAATCCGTTAACGAACGTGCAACTAATGGAGTTGCAAAAAAGTTATGGAACGTTGCTATTACACATAAAGAAACAAATGAAACTATTGAGATAGATGATATTGTTAGTCCTTATGCAAGAGAAAGATGGTGTGCTACAGTGTTTAATAACGCTAAAGAGGGTCTTGATCATGATGACGGGCCTGATTGCTGTTATGTAACAGCCCGTTACAGATCATAATTTACTAATATCTAAACCACTTGAAACGCTCATGTCCCAAACATGTTTGCGTTCGACTCCCTTTTTTTGTGCAAAAACTTTACTATCACAGTTCTTACATACGTGAAAGTAGTTATTTGTTAACCGCTTAGGATCCATACTTCCCCTTGGTCGTTCAAAATCTACATTACAGTTATCACACCGTAATACTACATGAGTAGACTCTCTGGTGTAAGAATGTTCTTTCCCGCATTTAGAATGCCTTACGTGCCGCTTCTTTTGTTTGTATTCTTTTATAAACATAACTATATTTACATTAAGATTATAAAAACTATCGATAAATAACAGTAAGGAGACGCAATGATTTTACCTATTACACTCACAGAAAACGCAAAAAACAAAATTAACGAGCTTTGTGCTGCTAATACAGGGCATTTCGGAGTGCATTTAAGCCTTAAAGGCGGAGGATGTGCCGGTTTTGAATATGATTGGGGACTAATAGTAAAAGAAGACGTCAATCCAAATGATGAAATCATTAATACAAGTGCAGGAAATTTAGTTATAGATTCTATGGCACACATGTATTTGTTTGATTGCACAATAGATTATGAAACAGATGTATTTCAAACGCAATTTGTAATTAATAACCCTAATGCACAGAGTGCATGTGGGTGCGGAATCAGCGTAAACTTCGACATGGACGCTGTCGAAAAAAATAACGAGAAAATAACGGAGCTCACATAAAATGGCACAAGGTAAACAAAACATTAATATCGGCGTTGAAGGTAATGACGGAACTGGCGATAGTATAAGAGAAGCGTTTAGAAAGGTAAATGATAATTTTACCCAACTATATGCGGTATTTGGACAAGGTGGTTCAATATCATTTACTGAGTTTAGTGATACTCCAACACTAACTGAACTCCAAGACAATCCTAGTACATTTTCAAGACCTACTTTACCAGTAGTTGACGTAGCTGCTGAAGGTAGTAAATTAGAATTTAGAAAATTAGTTAGTAATAGTTTTCTTGATGCTTCTATTGACGATACAGTACAGTTTAGTTTAACCCAGGGTGGATACATTGTTGTAACAGCCGCAGGCGGGAAACTTGAAGAAGACGAAAAACCAAAAGTTAATTCAACTGGCGGTGGTATTAATGCTTCAGGAAACATTATTGCTGGTATGCCAACCAGTCTTAATGATATCGAATCTAAGTTATCCGTTCTTAATGCTGCACACGATGGTGCAGGTTATACAACTGACAGTGTTGCAATATCAAAAGGCTTTGCAGATACAAACTACTTAAAATCAACAGGTGGCGGAACAGGCGCACAGATTAGAGTACGTACTGAAGATCAAATCTTTACAGAAGATTATTCGTTTACAATTAATAGTTTTACAGCAGGTGTTGCCAACATTACTGGCAGAACTATAGACGGAACTCTAGTTACAGTTCCAGCAGGACACGGACTTGATAGTGGTGCAAACGGATTACCGTTTAGATACGAAACTACAGGTACAAGTGCAACAGCAACACCGGCATCAAGTGCCGTTGCTCAACCGCTTAAAGACCTAAACCCAGTTTTTGTTAGAGTTGCAAGTGCTACATCATTAGAATTTTATGAAAATGCTGACGCGGCTAAAAATGCAACAGCAAATAGAAAGATTAGTTTCCAAGCAGGTACTGGGTCTGGAACACAAACTTTAGTTGATGCTGAATATCAACCAAGTATACTAGACGGCAAGTTCCTTGCTAACGAAGCAATGCCAAGAGAGGCTGCACTTAGACGTCAAGGTGACCAAATGGATGGTACACTTTATCTTGACAAGCATCCTGGAGACTTAGCAAACATTACAACAGGCTTAGAAGATTTACAAGCCGCTACTAAATTTTATGTAGACAACACAAGTTATGCAAGTAACGTAAACTTGTTTGTTAGTTTACAAGGTGACGATAACCAAGTTAATACACCGGCAGGTAAAGAAGGTAGAGCATTAAGTTATGCTTATCGTACACTGAATGCTGCATTACAAAAAGCAGAAACAATTATTGAAACAAGTAAGCTAGAACCTGGTCCGTATATGCAGACTATCACTATTGATAATTCTGGTACACTTGTTCCTACTCATATACTAAGTGGAAATACAAACGACCTAGGGTTTAAAGTTCCTGCAACATATAACGGACAACAAACAGGAAACTTTAAAGCATTAATGGACAATAACAAAACATTTGTCCAAGAAGAAGTTATTGCATGGACTAATGCACAAATAGCGTTAGCAAATGCAGCTGTTACTTTAGATCCAAACGTACCAGCAGAAGCAGAGTTAATTAAATGGAAGAACTTTACGTATGACGAAGATATTTGTAAACGTGACGTAGGTTTAATTTATGAAAGTTTAAAACTAGATGTTATTAGTGGTACTAATGCTAACAAACTTGCAAGACAAGCAGGACTAAGATATTACAGTAATGCTAGTGGTGCAATTGCTGTTGGTCCACAGAAAGCACAAACACTTGCATCAATTGCAAAAGTAGAAGAAGTTACTAGACAATATGTTTTGACAAACACACTATGGCAAGGTGGTGCTGGTAATCCAGGATTATATCAAACTGATGTACAACAGAACGTTGTGTCTCCAGGAACATCTGCTCCAGCTGATGCTATTTCAAGAGTAGGTGACTTGTTTGATATTATTGAGAATATTATTAATAACGGTCTTGACGGTGCTCCAACACTACAAGAAGGTTCAGTTTATGTTATTGAAATAGATAACGGAAGTAACGGTAATGTATTCCAAGGACAAGCAACTAATACAGACTTAATTCCAGGCAAAGTTATTACAGGTTCTAAGTCAGGTGCTGTATCAAGAATTGTAAACTATTACAGAGGTGACGAATTAGGTGGTGCAGGAAACGACCAACTAGAACTTATACTTGAAGAGCCAGTAGAATTTATTGCTAGATCAGATCCAGGTGTTGCTACAGCAGATGATCCGACATACGAAGCAGGTGATATATTAGAATTTGGTAACAAAGTAAGCCAACAAAATATTACAGTATTCTTAGAAACAGGTATATTCTACGAAGATTATCCGCTACGTGTTCCAGCTAATGTATCTATTAAAGGTGACGAATTTAGACGTACACACATTCGTCCAAAGAAGCGTGTATCACAATCTAAATGGGCTAACCAGTACTTCCACAGAGACAATTACTTTGATCAAATGACTTTACACAACCATAGTGTAGAAATTGAAGGCGAAGTAACATTAACATTATCACAAGCAGTAACTGTTAATGTTGGTGATAAAATTACACAATCAGTAACAGCTGGTACTGCAATTGGTTTTGTACAAGAAAAAGCAACAAACTCAACTAGCGTTGTTGTACAATACTTTGACGGATATGATCCGGTAACTAATAACGGTGTACCGCCTAGTGAAACTGGGAATGGATACGCTGATGTAACTCAATTTGATGCGGCAGTAAACAATAATATTTCAATTAACAATGCTGTAGCAACTGGTACATACTTAACAGCATTACCAGTACAATATGTTAGACCAACAAACTTTGGTTATCATTATGCTCTTGACCCAAGACGTCCTATTAATACACAAGCAGACACAGTTAATAACCCAGGTGGTTATAAAAATGCTGTTGCTATTTTAGAAAAAAATAGAGATGCAATTGTACAAGACGTTTTATTATTCTTAGACGAACAATCAACATCAAATCTAAATAACGGTGGCTTTGGAGACTTTACAGAAGTTGAACTAACACTAACTGGCAATGTAACATTTACTAGAGGTGACACAGTTACACAAGCAGGCTCCGGAGTAGTTGGTAAAGTAAAGAACGACAGTACAAATAATTCAGTTATTATTGTAGGACCAAACGGAATATTTGACACCAGTGGTGAATTATCTGTTGGTGGTGTAAGTAAAGGTGCAGATAGTGTACCGGCTTCTGTAGCAACAGCAGTAGCATTTACATACGGACCAAAGTGTGCAAGAGACTTAGGTCTTATTGTTGATGCGTTGGCATTTGACTTAGAAAAAGGTCTTATTGATCAGTCACTTGAAATACAAGGAAAATATTATGCAGGTGCTGTAGAAGTAGGACAAGAAGTTATAACATCAGCATCTATTTTAGAAATAGGTAACATTGCACAAGCATTACTTGGTGCGTCAGCTACACCAGTTGGAACTCCAAGTATTCCTAGTTCAAGACAAGCAGCATCAGCATGGGATATTACTGTAACAACATCACAACTTGCTGAAGCAGGAACAAGTACTATTGTATCAGGATTATTAAACATTATAGTATTTGCGTTTAATAGCGAATATAACCCACCTAAGCATAACAAAGATATGGATGTGTTCTTAATGAATGACGCAACTATCTTACGTAACATGACAGTACAAGGTCATGGTGGATTTATGTGTGTACTTGATCCAGATGGACAGATACTTACTAAGTCACCATACATACAAACAGGTTCAAGTTTTTCACAGTCAATAAACAAACAAGCATTTAGAGGTGGTATGTTTGTTGATGGATTTATCAGTAACATGCCGTTAGAAATTGTTGACAATATTACAAGTGCAGGTGCAAACGCACCGTTTGAAATATTTGTAAGAAGTAGAAGAGATTCTAAGCAGGTTAATGGTAACGGAGTAGGACTTGGATTATTAGCAAGACGTCCACAACTTCCAGCACCATTTTATGTAAACGGTGTGAGATACCAAGTTAATGCTATTAGAAATTACGACCCGATTAACGGTACAGCAGAATTAATACTTGATAAGAATTCAAATCCAGACGATACAGAACAACAAGAAGGTCAAGGTTGGATTGGCGGAGAAAACTATCCAATCGTACTTCAAACAGCTGGTAACAGATCTATGCTTGGTAATGACTTTACACAAGTTAACGATTTAGGTTATGGACTATTGTGTACTAACAATGGTATATCAGAAATGGTTAGTATGTTTACATACTACTGTCATGCAGCTTACTATGCAAACAATGGTTCTGAAATTAGATCACTTAACGGATCTAACGCTTATGGTAACTTTGGACTAGTTGCTGCTGGCGGTGACCCTAACGAAGTTGCACAAACGGGTTCATTAGCATTTAATACTTCACAAACAGCTAAAGTATATGTTAACCCTAGTGCAAACGCAAACGCTAATGCATTACAAACATTTATATATGCATACGATACAGATTTTGCTCCTTTACCGGAAGGCGAAATTGATATTACATATAATGTAAAAAGAGAGATTGCTAGTATTTCAGCAGCAAATCCAGTTTTACTAAATGTTGCAAGTCATGGATTTGTTGAAGGACAACGAGTATTAGTATCTAGCAGTAATATTCCTACTACTGGCGGTGGCGCTAATCCAGGAATGGACGGAATACGATATGTTGGACCTAATCCTTCAACAGGAAGTATAACACTTTATACTGATGCGGCACTTACTACAACACTAAACGGTTCATCTTATAACACTGGTAACTTAGGTAACAATGCTGTTATACAAGATGCAGGCGGCACGGCATCATCGCAGAGTAGATTTGAGATTGTATCAGTTACTGATGCACAGTCAGCAGATGGTATTCCGGGTGTTAACGAAGTAAAACTTACACTAAGTGGAACTATTACTAATGTTCCTTATAATTCTAGAGTAACTATTACAGCAGGTACTGGTCAAACAGCATCAGCTGCATTAGGTAGATCAACTAGGCCAATTCAAGACGGAGTTGCTACTACTATACTTTATGTAACATTACCTGAAAATAGAAATCAGTTCGCATTAGGTGATACAATTTATACAGATGGTACAACAACAAGTAGAACAATTACTGCTATTGAATCTAATTTAGATAAAGCAGGACGTAAAACTATTGTTGGTGTAACAAAAACAAATCCAGTCGTACTTGAAACTATTGGACATAATTTTGTAGACGAAGATCCAATTACTATTGTTGACGGTTCAGGCATAACAGAATTAAACGGAACATATTATGCTAAAGTTAGTACAACTACAGGTGGAACTAGTAACGATAAACGATACGTAGAACTGTATAGTGATTCAGCATTAACTACATCAGTAAACGGAACAGGTTGGGGCGGATCATACACTGCAAGATCAGGTAAGGTATTCTTAACTGAATTAGGTGGAAATCCATTAATAGGTGAAAACGGTACTGTTTGGAAACTATCATTCTCAAACCAAACTAATGATGAGTCAGTAAGTACTGGCGGGTTATCATCGCCGATAGATGCAGGTTCTTCAATTGGTGTTAGAGCAAGAGCTAAATTTATTTTAGACAATGTGCAGACGGTTCCAATTAGACCATCAACAGCAGTTGTGTTTGAAGAACAGCCTGAAAATACATATCGTTCTATTAACTTTGACGTTACGCCAATTACTACATTTGACGGAGCAGGTGCTGCAACATTGCCAGATGGACAAAACATACTTACATTTGATAGTAACTATGATTATATTAGGCAAAGAGTTGAATACTCTAATTATAAAGCACAATTTAAACTAGTACTTGCTGGTGTAACAGCACAACCTATAGCAGATGGATCTGTTGTTAGACAAGGATCAGCATCTGGTATAATAACTAATTCATATGGTGCAGGTGTTAATACTATATGGGTTAAAGAGTGGAACGGAACTGACTATAGTGTTGGTGGCGGAAATATCGAAGTTGATGCTGCAGGCAATGGTACATTTACTAGCATTGGCGGATTAGCAGGAAGCGGTGCTGTTAAATTAAGTTATCTTACAACTAACACAGTAAAAGAATCGTTTGGTGGTAATCCAGGTGATAGATATATTGCTATTCCAGGCTTAGGTACAGAATCTACAGTAAGACTCCAAAATGCAGATATGATATTTGCATGGAAAGATAGAATACACAAAGTACTTGCTTATCATGACGGTGCAGGCACAGCAATTGGTTCTGTCGGTACTAGAGAAGCAGGAGAACCTAATTCACATGCAACAGGCTTTGCTTATTTAGAAATTGATCGCACTCCAGTATCAAACAAATATTACGATCCAGATACAGCAGCTCCTGCTACAGGTATTGCTGACACATTAAATGTTGGCAACGAAGCTGATAATGTTAATCTTGCAATTGGTGTTCCGTCAGGCGAAGGTGCAGAAATTACTGTTAATATTTCACTATGTAGAGCAACAGGACACGACTTTAGTAATATTGGTACAGGTGGATTTAATACATCTAACTATCCAAATATTATCTTTGGTCAACCGGCATCAGATAAAACAGCAATTGTAACTAGTGACGCAACAGCAACTAAAGCTCAAGTTTGGGAAAGAAACAAAGGGCGTGTGTTCTTTGCATCAACCGACGAAGATGGATTCTTCAGAGTAGGTAAATTCTTTACAGTTGACCAAGGTACAGGTACTATATCGTTTACAGCACAAATTAATATCTCAGGACTAGACGGACTTGGATTTAAAGACGGTGAAATTATTAGTAAGTTCACAAGTAGCTTTACACAGTCAACAGCAGAACTTAAAAATGTTCCTACAGAAGTTGCTGTAGTAGATTACATTAATAGACGTTTAGGGTTTGATGAATTTAACGTAGCAGATCCTGCACCACTTACAACAGTAATGAGTGCAACTAATCCGCAACTGACACCAGTAACAGTAGGTGGCGAAACTACACATACACTGAACATGACAAACGGTAGAATCACTTTACTAAAACGTCCTGTTGCAGATACTGATGCAGCAACTAAAGAATATATTGATAACAGAATATTTGCAAATGACGAATTTGAAGATCTTCGTAACGTAAGTTTTTATCAAACAGATTATAATAATGCAAACGGTAACAGTGATTTAATTGTACTAACAGGTAAAAAGAAAATATATGTCAAATATGTTGCAGGAACTATGTTCTCAACAGATGATGTTATTTTTGGACAAGATACAAATAGTGCAGGACGCATTGTTGACATTAGTGATTCATTCCAATTTGATAATGGTGAAAATAGCACAGATACAGCATCTGGACTAGAAGTTCAAGTTATAACTTATACCGTATTACCACTAACTATGGTTAACCTAAGTGCAACAGGAACTGTTGCAGTAAGAGGACAACTATTAAGACAGCCATCAACTGGTGCACAAGGTTATGTACTACATCCACAAACAGTAGTTGGATCAGGAAAGACATCAGCTCAGCAGGTGATACTAAGAGAAGTAACAGGAACATTTAACAATACTGCAATAGAACTTGTTAATAACCCGGGTAGTAGTGAAACTGTTGTTGCAACAGCGGCAACAATAACTAGCGCAGCAACTATTCAAGATGGCGCAAGTGGTGATCCAATAGACTTCCAAGCTGAAACTATATCAAATGGTAGCGTATCAAGAAATACTACACAAGGTAGAGATGGACTTGCTGTATACCCAATGACTGAAGTTGCTAACGCAAGTGAAAGTTTAGTTGGTAATCCAGGTGATGCAACACGTAGTGATATTAACATATCTGTAACTAGAGCAAATGCTGCTACAAGTGTTAACTTACAATACCAAGCAGAAAGTTTACTTAATGCAGACGTTAATACTAATGCTGACATAGAACAACAAAAACTGTTAATGACTAAAGCACCTGTATTACAAGATAGTGATGCATTTGAAGACTTTAGTACTAACGGAAGAAGAACAAGTCAAGCAAACAAAGGTATTGCTGCATTTAGTGCAGATGTATTTGCAGAAGACCAAGTATTCATAATGTCAGGATCTGTAACAGCAAACGTAGGCGATATTATAACACAAGGTAGTAACACAGGTTATATTGATAAAATTATTAACAGTACTACGCTCAAAGTTAGAACTAGCGATACATTTGTTACTGGAAGCGGAACTTGTTCTATAACTCCAATAACAGTATTTAACTTGCCAGTAGGTGCTAACGCTGTACAACAAACTTCAAGCATAAAAGGCACACCAGTTGATTCAACAAGAACTATTACTACAATAGAAAAAACTGGATTTGTTAATGTAAAAGATAGAGGTATAACATTTGATAAGATTCAAGACATACCTGAAAACACTGTAATTGGTAGAGGTGATATTGGTGACCCTGCTTACAATGCAGATGGTGTACCGTATGCTGTTAGCTTCGATCAAATCATTGACTTAGGTGGTGCTATACAAGATAAAGATTTTGCAAATAGTACAGTTACAGAAGTTGCAGGTTGGGTTATTCAAACTGAGGGACTTGTAAGTGTTGCAACAGGTGCAACAGTTAGTTCAGGTGGTGTTGATGCTGTCGTACAAGGCGCTGTTACAAGTGAAAACAAAGTAGTTGTTATTAATGCTACTAGTACTTTCCCTGGCACAGGAACACTTGCAGGTGTTACAGCTGACAGTCATGCAAGTGCCGCAACTATTGTAAGTGCAACTCAGTTTTCAACAGCAGGCGAAGCACTAATTAAACTAGCAGATGGTGTTTATGGCACTACACAAATTACAAAGGCTGGAGCAGGTAATCAATTAGTACGCACACTTGATTCAAATGATCAAAACGATCTAACATTTGTATCAGCAAATACTGAAGGATTCATTAATGTTAAAGGATTATTAATTGATAGTCGTAGAACATTAGATACACGTTCAGCAGGTGGTGATACATTCTTAGATGTTTACACACCAAACGAACGATTAGCAATGAGCATATCAGGTGAAACACCTGGTGCTACTGAAGTTGACGAAAGTATAATTGAAATTCCAACAGCCAGTGTTGACATTGGTGATGTTGGTGTAAGAGTTGTACCTACAGGCAGTGGATTTAACGGCTTTGCTAGTTCATTTGCACAAAATGCAGGTGGAGATACTCCACTTACAACACAAAAACCGCATTTAGCAGTTGATTGGATCTTTACAAACTTTATTCAAGACCCAGACAACTTAACATCAACTGGTTCAGGTATTGCACTAGGTGGCGTTTCGCCATACACAACAGCTGGTCAAACAGCGATTGTTGCTAATGGATCAAATGCATTACTAGCAGATAGTACAGGTGTTGTATTAAGATCAGGAAACGTTGATGTACTAACAGCATTTTCAGGAACAACTACAGTTAAGAACGCATTTGCTGTTGACGGAAGTACAACACTTGGCAGTGGTGATGATACATTAAGTATTGGCTCAACTATTATTACTGATATTGACTTGCAAAGAACTAATGCAGACGCTGCAGGTTATACTTTAGACATTATTAAGAAAACTAGCAGTGTTGCAAACGCAGACGGTGTTGGTACTATTAACTTTAGAAGCAACGATAATGCAGGACCAATTGCTACTTTACATACATACGGTGCTATAAAATCAACAATAGCAGATATTGCAACTGCAAGTAAAGATGGTAAACTTGAATTCCAAGTACAAAGAAATAACACTCTTACTACAGCAATAGCAATTGACGATGAAGTTGATGTTACTGGCGTGTTAAATGTTAGTGGCGCACTAAATGCAGATAGTACATTGAATGCAAACTTAACTACTGATGCAAGTAGCACATCTACAGGATCATTGATTGTAGATGGTGGTGCAGGTATTGCTAAGAAACTATACGTTGGAGGCAACTTTGACATAGGTGGTAAGTTTAATGTAACAGCAACTAGTGGTAACACAGATATTGATGGTACTCTTGTTGTTAACGATACAACTGATGCATCAAGTTCAACAACAGGGTCAGTAATAATTGACGGTGGTGTTGGCATTGCTAAGAAATTGTATGTTGGAACTGATTTAGATGTTACAGGAAATACTGTAATTGACGGTAACTTAACTGTTAGTGGAAACTTTGACTTAGGTGATAATGTTGCTGCTGATACATTTACTATTGCAAGTACACTTGACACACCACATATTAAAATTAGAAATACAGTAGAAAACAACGGTGTTGGTACTAATATAATTGAATTCTTCCATGACACAACTACACCAGCTGATGCAGACTACTTAGGTGCATTACACTTTAAGATGGACAATGCATCTATTGCTACTGACGGTGGTGTTAATTCTGAACTGGTTGTTAGAGCTGTTGATGTAACTGGGGGTAGTGAAAAATCTACGTTTGACTTCTTAACAGCTAATGGAACTAATGCATCTGAACTAAAATTCCAAATTGGTAGTGATGCAGTTATAACTCATGCAAGTATTTTACCTGATGCAAATGAATCAGTGGACCTTGGTGCTTCTGGTCAAGCGTTTGGACAAGTACATGCAACAACATTTGTTGGTGCGTTGACAGGGAACGTAACAGGTAACGTAAGTGGATCTGCTGGATCATCTACTGGTAACGCAGCTACAGCAACTAGTTTGACAGACGGTGCAGCTAATGAAGTACCATACCAAAGTGCTACAGGCACAACTAGTTATGTAGGAGCAAACACAACAACAACACAAAAATTCCTAGCAATGACTGGTGATGCTACCAATGGAGCAGCTCCAGTATGGGACACAATTGATGCAGGTACTATTGACAGTGGTACATTAGGTACTGATAGAATACCAAGTTTAAATGCAAGCAAAATTAATGCTGGTACACTTGGTACAGATAGAATACCAAGTTTAAATGCAAGCAAAATTAATGCTGGTACATTTGATAGTGCTAGATTACCTGACTTGACAGTTACCGACTTTGGTGACGCAGCTGTTCAAACAGGCGCTGAAGTTGCAGCAGATGGTTCAAATTTAGTTAGCAATGATACTTCATTCTTAACAGCAAGTGCTGTTAAAAACTTTGTTGAAGGTAAAGGATATGCTACAGCAGGCGGCAGTGTAGGATCTGCAACAAACGCAACAAACGCAGCTAACTTTGCTGTATCTACAGTACCAGCTACTGGTACTTATAATGTTGTAATGGTTAGTGGCCAGTCTGGTAATTTAGATGCTAGAGTAGACAGCTCCGGACTTAGTTATAATATTGCTACTCAAGTGCTTAATACTACAGCATCGTCAGCAAACTACGCTGACTTGGCAGAGAAATATGTAGGTGACGAAGCATACGAGCCAGGTACGGTTGTTGTATTTGGTGGTGATGAAGAAATTACTGCTTGTACAATAAAAGGTGACCGTAAGGTTGCAGGCGTTGTATCTACTAATCCAGCTTACTTAATGAACAATGAATTAGAAGGCGACACTGTTCTTCCATTAGCATTAACAGGGCGTGTGCCATGTAAAGTAATAGGTACTGTTGCAAAAGGCGACATGCTTGTAACTAGTGCAATACCAGGTTATGCTATTGTTAATAACGATCCTAGTTTAGGTACTGTTATTGGTAAAGCTGTAGGAACAAAAGACGACGACGGCAGAGGTGTTGTAGAAGTTGTTGTTGGACGCTTATAATAAATACATGTACACAGGAGTTTAATAAATGGCATTAAAAACAATTAATTTAGGAAATGTTGCTAACGACGGAACAGGTGACGATTTAAGAGAAGCATTTGAAAAGGTTGTATTTAACTTTTCCGACTTAGATGCTAGAACTCCTGAAGCAACTACTGTAACAAATTTAGGAAGCGGAAGCGGATTATACTTTGATACAAACGTCAACGATTTAAGATTTAAATCACTAGTTGGCGGAACCAATGCTACACTAACATCTACAGACAATGAAATTACAATTGATGTTGATGCAGGTGTAACACAGTTTATTGTTGCAGGAGATACTGGTAGTCTAGTTGTAACTGAAAATACTACTGTTACAATACAGGGTGGAACTTTAATATCTACTACTAGAGACGGTAATAATATTAGAATCGATTCAAGTGCATTAGGAAGTCTTTCACAAGACCCTGCGCCACAATTAAGTGCCGCACTAAATGCAAATGGTCAAAATATTGGTAGTATACAAACACTATCAGCTGTTACTTTACAAGGTAACTTAACTGGTAACGTTACTGGTAATGTACATAATATTGATATTAGAGACTTAGATTACTATCGCCAGCCTAGTAACAGTTGGGATTTTGGATCTATTGGAGATGTAGCAGTAACAAATATTTACGATTTCTTATTTAAAACAGTAGACGTAGATTTTGGTGGCATTGCTGCAGCAAGACCTAATATAACATTAGATGCCGGTTCAATTAATATACCAGCGTTCTAAATAAAGGAATAATCTTGGATGGCGAATATCTGGACAGTACAAAATAATATAAGTTTAGGAACATACAACGAGTCAGTATCACTAAGTGGTGCTAGTGCAATTCAGATGGCTGTTCCGGTTGGGTCTACATTAAAATTAATTAGTGGAAATATACCTCCAGGACTACGAATAGACGGAACTACACTTAGAGGTACACCGTTAGAAGTTGCAAGAGAAACTGAGTTTAAATTTGTAATACGTGCAACACTTAATGACGAGATTGAAGACAGAACTTTTAAAATAACTATTGTAGGGGCAGATGAACCTATATGGGTTACACCAGAAGGCGACTTGGCTTTGGGCAACAACAATGCTGTATATGTGCTAGACTCGAGTCCAATAAATTATCAATTACAAGCAACTGACAAAGATCTAGGTGCCGGACAAAAATTAGAATACTTTATAGCATCAGGGGACGGACAACTACCTCCGGGTATTACATTGTCATCTACTGGGCTAATTAGTGGTGTTGTTGACCCTGTACTAGCATTAGATAAATTAGCTGCACAAGGTTACTATGACGACAATGCTTACGGAACGTATGCATTTGACTTTGGTACAAGGCCAGCAAACGGATACGATAGTTATTTTTATGACGTTGATACATATGATCTAAGTGTGCCAACTAAATCGCCTAAGAAACTTAACAGAAATTATCAATTTAGAGTTAGTGTGTCAGACGGAGACACAGTATCTAAAAGACAATTTAGAATATATGTAGTCGGTGATGATTTTTTAAGATCAGACAATACTATTTTACAAATCGGTGACGGTGTGTTTAGTGCAGACAATACACACGTTAGAACACCTATATGGTTAACACCTAGTGAACTTGGCTACCGTCGTGCTAATAACTATGTTACTTTATTTTTAGATATTGTTGATAAAGAAACACTATCTGGATTCGTAGGATTTACATTAGAAAATGTAAATGACGACGGCAGTCCTAGTATAATACCTCCAGGACTAGAGCTTGACAGTGCTACTGGTGAACTAGCAGGCGTTGTTCCGTATCAACCGGCTGTAACAAAAGAATACAAATTTACTATAAATGCTGTACGTTATGCTGCTACTGGAACAACTACATTTGAAAATGTAGATATTCTTATATATGACAATGCTTCTAAAGGCGATACTGTAATTAAGATTAGTAAAAATGATAGACTTTTAGATCTTTTAAATCAAACTATTACTATTAAAGGACAAACATATTTGATAACACAAGTTAATAATGCTATATTAGCATTTGACACTATCACTATTAATAGACCTTTAGAAACATATACAAGAGCAGGTCTTGTGTTTACGGAAGAACTTACTGATAGCACAACTAGTATACTTGAAGCAAATAAAAAGAAAACATTTACAGTAACATTATTAGGCGAAGTTGATTCAACTATTACATGGTTATCTGATAGTAAGTTAGGCATCATTGGAGCAAACTATACTAGTGTATTTGCTGTTAAGGCTAAAACATCTGTACCAAATGCTGTTATAAGATATACCTTAACTAGTGGTAGATTGCCGCCCGGACTTACACTTGCACTTGATGGTGAAATATTTGGTAAGGTAAGACAGTTTGGTGAAAACTATTATAGAGCTTTTTGGAAATCAGGAAGGGTATATAACGCCGGAGATGTTGTAAAGTATGATGGAAACTTGTATCTTGGAAATAGTACGCACACCGCAAGTGGATCTTTTAGTACCGATTTAACTACTAAATGGGAACCTTACAAATTTGTTAAATCAGGATTGGCAACTTTTGATTCTGGTGAGTTAGTATTTGACGGAGATAGTACAACTGTTGATAAATCTTATACATTTACAGTTAACGCACAAGACCAATTTGGATTTAGTGCAATAACAAAATCATTTACTATTAATGTTGACGATCCAAATGATTTTGTATACAGTAATTTAATTGTACAACCAATGATGAAAGAATCACAAAAAGCACTCTTTAATAACTTTATTAGTGATCCTACTATCTTTACTCCAAGCGATATTTATAGACCAAGTGACATACAGTTTGGTATACAGAATCAAGTTAAAATGTTAGTGTACGCAGGAATTGAAACTAAGTTTATACAAGATTATGTTGCTGCTGCATCTAAAAATCACAAACGTAAGAAATTTAAATTTGGTAGTATAAATTCAGCCATTGCAAAAGTTCCTGGAACAAATGATTCAGTATACGAAGTTGTATATGTAAATATTATTGATCCAGCAGATACTAACAGAGGCGTTGTTAAAGAAAGTATAAAAATTAAAACTAGAAGTGCTCTTAGTATTAACCAAGCAAATTATGAAACAAAAGATAATTCATCCGGAGTTATTGATGACAATAGTTATAGATTACGTGCTAAAACTAATCCGTTGGATATAAGCAGTGATGCTGTTAAAATTAGTGAAAATTTAGATAATAAACGATACATAAGTAACATAACAAATATGAGAAACCAACTTGCTAAAGTAGGTGTTTCAGATGGGAGCTTCTTACCATTATGGATGAGAACCCCGCAAGAGAACAGTATTGAAGAATTAGGGTATGTTACAGCAGTTCCGCTGTGTTATTGTAAGCCCGGTCAAAGTGCTGACATAATTATAAACATTAAAAACAGTGGATTTAACTTTACTACGTTAGAGTTTGAAGTTGATAGATATGTAATCGATTCAACTAAAGGTAATAGTGAAGAACAATACATCCTATTCGCAAACTACGAGTTTAATGTTTAATAACGATAAATAGTTGTAGGAGAACAAAATATGGCAAGTAATATAACCAACGCAAATATAGAAGATGACTTTCCGGTAGCAGGTCAGGATAACGATAGCCAAGGCTTTCGTGATAACTTTAGTGAAATTAAAACAGGCTTAGGTACAGCTGCTACTGAGATAACATCTTTACAGTCTACTACAGCAAAGCTGAATGCAAACAATACTTTTTACGATAGTGAAAATGCTGTTCCAGTTGAGTTAATTAATCCAAGATTAAGAGAAATTACTAAAACATATCATCAAACAGGATCACAAGGAAGTGCTCAACAAGTATCACCGTTTGATATTTCTTTCTCAGGAATTGAAGGCGGACATTATCACAAAGTTACAGTTGGTGCTGTTTCTCCAAGTGTTAGTGCAAATATGACAATAAATGTTAGTGGCTGGCCTGCATCAGGCGAGTATGCTGAAATGCGTTGTGAAATTTTTGCACAGTCCGGACATGCTATAACTGTTACTTTTGCTGCTGGACTTGGTAGTGTTTTAAAAACAGATGGTGCTGCTATATGGTCTTCATTTGTTGTTAATAGTGCAACTAATCCACATATTATTGACTTCTGGACAACAGATGGTGGTAATACTGTTTATGCAAAATACTTAGGACAGTTTAGTTAAAAATGACACATCCTTTAACAAAGGTTAAAACACTAAAAGATAACGAGTTAGAAGAAAAAATTATTGACCTTAGCACTCGTTATTGGAAAACTTCAAACCCTGACATCCAAAGACAAATCATGCTAATTCTTGACGATTATAGACAAGAACTTGGCGCTCGCCGTGCGAAACAACAAGTTTCTGAACAAAATGGCGAAAATGATCTTGACAATTTAATTAATATCAGTTAAACTGTATACATGCTTATGAAAACTGACGAACTCGGTATACCACGATTCTCTAATAGAGATTTAGTTAATATGATCTATTCAGGTCATGTAGACAAATGCCATGTGGTACTTTGTGAAGAACATGACGATGTAGACAAGTTTAATACGGCTATGGAAGAACAAGGGCTCGATAAACTACAAAAATATATTCCAATAGATGTAGATCAAAAAACATTTGACGGTGTATGTCAAGGTGAATGGTTTATGCCTGATGAATACAAAGACCTTAATGTATATGAATATGTATTAGGTAAAGCAGAAACACCTTGTCCACAACACGTACAAGATCGTATATGGGAAGAAATGGAACAATACAAACAACGTGATATGCACAACTTATTACGTTATATGATATACCTAGTAGACTTTATGCGTGAACATAATATTGTTTGGGGCGTAGGTAGAGGTAGTTCTGTAGCAAGTTATGTGTTATACTTAATTGGAGTACATAAAGTAGACTCAATCCAATATGACCTGGATTGGCGAGAGTTCCTTAGATAAATACGTATATAATAGGAGAATTATTATGGCAATGAATAAAAACGTAAATAAAGTATATAAGTCTATGCAAGGTAAAACAATAGACTTAGAACTTTTAAGACAAAAAAACGAAATGACTCCGGCAGTTGGTAATGCTAGAGTTAATGCACGTGGCGACGAATTAGGCCCAGGTGGCAAAATTATACGCAAAAAAGAAGACATACTTAGAGACTACTATGCAGATAATCCTGCAACTGTTCCAGACGAAAGTGTAGGGAAAATTGTTGCTGACGAACCTGTTGCTGTAGCACAAGAAAGTAAACCTAAAACAACTAGAGCTCAAAAGAAAGCAGCTAAAGTAGAGGAAGTTGTAAACGAACCTACTAAAGCAGAACTTGCAGAGTTTGATGATGAATGGGTTGAAGACGATGACGGCAATTTTGTACAAAAAGGTGACTAATGTCAGAATATATTGATTATGACCAATTAACACAAGGTCAAACTGGTGTCAAAATGACACACAAAGGAAAACCTAGAGCAATAGGCAACCGAGTGCTTGTTACTGATATGAACTTTGGTGAGCAAAAAACTCAAGGCGGTCTTATTATTGCAAGTGACGATGGTAAAACTAGAGGCATATACCCTCGCTGGGGTAAAGTGTATTCTAAAGGACCGTCAAATAAAGATGTTTATAATGTAGGACAATGGATTTTAATCGAACACGGTCGGTGGACTAGAAACTTTGAGTGCGATACAGGCGATGAAGTCCTCGTACTTAGAATGGTCGAAGCTGAAAGTGTTTTAGGTTATGCAGACGAAAAACCAAATGACCTACGCTTAGGCAACGAATACAGTGACGGGCCAGATACTATTGACCCACAATCGTTCATACCAGAAAAGGATTAATACATGAACTACGTAGAAAAGATTGCCGAATGGCATCATGATCGTAATTTAATTGACGGAAGTACTGACAAAGATCAGTACATGAAGTTGATTCAAGAAGCAGGTGAACTAAGCGATAACATCTGTAAAGGCAAAGATATTCGTGACGATATTGGAGACATGATGGTAGTGTTAATTAACATTATGACCAGAAATGGACTTACAATGGAAGAGTGTCTTTCCGTAGCCTATAACGATATTAAAGATCGTAAAGGAATGATGGTAGACGGTGTTTTTATTAAGGAATCAGATCTAACTTAACTTTCTTAAATAATTCTTCCAAAAGAACTTGACTCTTTAGTGTTTATACAGTATAATGTATGCACTAAGGAGTTTTTTTATGAAGTTACCAACACAACTAACAGGACTAGGTACAATGGGATTAACCGGCATTGTATTAATGTATCTGGATATTACAGGTTCATTAATAGGATGGGCTTGGCCTATTTTATACATATTTTTAATCGTCGGCGGCATTGGCCAGGAGAATACTAAAAAATGAGCATTCACGCATCTATTGACCTCGAAACAATCGATACAAAGCCAAGTGCTACTGTATTAAGTTTAGGTGGTGTTAAGTTTGATCCAAAATCAAATGACGAACCCCACTCAGAGTTTTATATTAAAATTTGCATTGAAGATCAAGATAAGTTAGGTCGTAGTGCAAGTGACGATACAATAGAGTGGTGGGGGAAACAAAATGCAGAAATACGTGACGAAGCATTTGACCAAACCGGTGCTGTTAGCGTAGATGAGGCTTTAAAGCAAATTAGTAAGTTTAGTGTTGGTGTTGATACGTTTTGGGGACAAGGATACGGTTTTGACTATACCATTATGGAAGACATGTTCCGCCAAGGCGGAAGACCTATTCCGTGGAACTTCTGGCAAATACGGGATTCTAGAACACTTTTTAGCGTGTGTAAACAAGATCCACGTAAAGCAATACAGAACGATTTACATAATGCATTAGCAGATGCGTACTATCAATCAAAGTCAATACAAGTTGCTTATAAAGAATTAAACATTGAGCGTTGACAAATCATATAAAAAATGTTAAAATAATAGAAACAATACGGAGAAGAACTTGAAAGAATTATGGGTAGAGAAGTATCGTCCTAAGACGGTAAGTGGTTATGTATTTCGCGACGAAGCACAACGTAACCAGGTAAATAATTGGATTAAAGAAAAAACTATTCCACATTTATTGTTTAGTGGTAATGCAGGTATTGGTAAGACAACACTTGCAAAATTATTGTTCAATGAACTTGAAATACAGGAATTAGATATTCTTGAAATAAACGCATCGCGAACAAACTCAGTAGATGATGTACGTGATAAAATTGTAAACTTTGTACAGATGATCCCATTTGGGGACTTTAAGGTTGTATTACTAGATGAGGCAGATTACTTATCTCCAAACGCTCAAGCGGCGTTGCGTGGTGTTATGGAAGAGTATCATACTACTGCTCGTTTCATTCTTACTTGTAACTATCCAAATCGTGTTATTCCCGCTTTGCATAGTAGGTGTCAAGGTTTCCACATTGCTAAAATTGACCAAACTGAATTCACAGCTAGAGTTGCTGAAATACTTATTACCGAAGGTGTTACTCCTGATTTGGATACGCTCGATACCTATGTAAAAGCAACTTATCCAGACTTACGTAAATGTATTAACACAGTACAAATGAATGTGCAAGACAACAGTTTACTAAAACCTAACGAAGGTGATACAGGTGAAGCTGATTGGAAACTTGACATGGTTGAATTATTTAAAGCAGGCAAGATTCAAGAAGCACGTAAATTGCTTTGTGGTGCTGTACGTCCTGAAGAGATGGAAGAAATTTATCGTTGGTTATATGATAACATTGAATTGTTTGGTGACGATGCACAACAGGATAGAGCTGTACTTGTTATTAAACAAGGACTAGTAGATCATACATTAGTAGCAGACCCGGAGATTAACTTAGCGGCAACGCTTATTAGATTAGCAGCTCTGTAATGCAGATACTTGATAATATATTTCCTACAAGGCTAGTAGATGAAATTGAAAGAGCAATGGCTCATGTTGATACTCCGTGGCAATATTCTGATCATACCTACGGTAGAGGAAAACAACTTAGAAAAGGCGAAGTTGAAGAACCTCAACTAGTACATGCCGCATTTTATGAAGGTGACGGAACATATCTTTGGCCGTTGCTAAATGTTCCTTTGTACTTTATTGAAAAGGAACTTAGCCGAAAAATTATTAGTATACAGCGATGTAAAGTAAATACATTAATGTATACTCCACTATACGAAGATGGGTTGAATCATCCTGTACATGCAGATAGACACGAGCCAGGTTGGCATTCTGTTATATATTATGTTACAGACGGTGATAATCCTACAGTGTTTACAGATGTAAAATATCCTAATTTAGAACACAAAGAATCATCGTATAATATTGTTAACAAAGTAGAACCACGTAAAGGTCGAGTTGTTATATTTCCAAGTGAACTATATCATGCAAGTACACCGACACAACTAAAGAAACGTGTGGCTGCTAACTACGTTGTAAAATTTGAGGATTAATGACTTATCTAGTTACAGAAGAATGTATTAATTGTAAACACATGACATGCGTCGAAGTATGTCCTGTTGATTGTTTTTACGAAGGTGAAAACATGTTAGTAATTGACCCCAATGAATGTATTGATTGCGGTGTATGTGTTCCTGAATGTCCAGTAGATGCTATTATTGGCGATAATGAACCAGGATGGGATCCTAACAGAATAAAAGTACTAGAAATACATAATGAGAAATATGCTCAAAGGTGGCCCAACATTACTGAAGCAAGAACGCCGCCTGAAGATGCAGAAGAATGGGCAGGAGTAGAAAATAAGATGGATTTATTTAGTGAGGCACCTGGTGATGGAGACTAAATTAATATCGCCGTGCATATCCGAATGTGATAACAATGGTGACTTTTGTCCTGCGTGTGGACGCACAATGGAAGAAAAGTTTGAATGGAAAGGTGGCGCAGATATAACTCGCCAAAAACAAATTTTGGAAAACAGTGCAAGCCGTTTACCAAGACAAGACTTTGAGTACTGGGAGGAAATGTATGAACTCAAAGTTGCTGAGAAAACAAGAGAATAATAATATGGCTACCCGAAACGATATTACTGGAGACAGTATACAATCAAAAAATAATTCTAAAAAATTTAGAGATAATTATGATGCAATCTTTAAGAAAAAAGATTTCAAACATAAGCAACAAGATATGACCGAACTTAACAGTGATGGGAATAGAGAACGTGGACGCTACGGCGAAGATTTAAAAAAGGAAGATAAATGACATCCGTAAAATTAGTATCATACAGTAAAGCAACAGACGAGTTTGCATCACAAGGACTAACTGACCTACAAGAACTAATTGCATTTTGTGCCAAGGTATCAAATCCTGCCTCACAAATTAATACAGAAACAAGCGAACGTTTAATTAAATATCTAATTAAACATGCACATTGGTCACCATTGGAAATGGTCAATGCTGTATTAGAAATTGAAACTACAAGAGATATTGCACACCAAGTTGTGCGCCATCGTAGTTTTGCTTTTCAAGAATTTAGTCAGCGTTATGCTAATCCAGAAGAAATGGGAGATCAGTTTGTTATACGTGAAGCAAGATTACAAGATACAAAAAATAGACAAAATAGTGTTGAACTTGATTTAGAAAATGCCGATCATGCCGCAATAGCTGATAGATGGGTACAAGAACAACAAGATGTAATATGGCGATCACAGCAAGCATATAACTGGGCAATTGAAGCAGGTATTGCAAAAGAACAAGCTCGTTGTGTACTACCTGAAGGATTAACTAAAACAAGGTTGTATATGAACGGTACAATCCGTAGTTGGGTACACTATATTGAGTTACGTGGTGCTAATGGTACACAGAAAGAGCATATGGATATTGCACATGCTTGTGCAAAAGTTATTGCTGAAATATTTCCGTTGGCCGAAGATTTGTGTTAGGACATAGTTACTACGGTGACAAAGTACTATTTGGCCACGATCAGTTTAAATACGAAAAAAAATATGCTTGGTGGCCTACACGTAGTGGATCTAACAAACGTATATGGTTAAAGCCGTATTATATCCAGCATACTTACTATGACGATAATGGTAAGCCTCCTATTAAAGGATTAAGTTGGGAATACATTTATACTCTTAACGAATTTCTTATATTGCAAATAAAGGGAGCGTAATGCTCCCCTTACTTTGTTTAGCTATTCATCTCCATATAGTTGTAGTATTTCTTTAACAGCATTATGTCTTTCAATGTCTCCTTGTTCGAAACGGACTATGTCCAAATGATTTGCCTTGGAGGCTTCTAGTAGTTTTACAAAGTCTAGTAAGCCGTTTTCTTTCGGTCTATCAGCCTGAGCTAAGTCGCCTGTGACTGCCATTCTAGATCCGTCTCCTAACCGTGTAAGTAACATTTTCATCTGATTTGGCGTAGCATTTTGCATTTCATCTGCCAGTATGTAAGAATTTTTAAATGTTCGTCCACGCATAAATGCTAATGGAGCAATCTCAATTATGCCTTCTTCGATCATGCCTTCAATTTCTTTTGCATTAAAGTATTCTCTCAGAACATCAAATATTGGTCTCGTCCATGGAGCCATTTTTTGTTCTAACGTGCCTGGTAAAAACCCTAAATCTTCGTCGACCGATACTGCTGGTCTTGTTACGATGATTTTATCAATAGCACCTTCTTTAAAAAGTTTAACCGCTACTTGCACAGCCAAAATGGTTTTGCCTGTTCCTGCTGGACCAATTCCGAAGACTATGTCTTTCGTAGGATCTAACAGTCTTAACACGTAGGTTTCCTGGTTTAAGTTTCTTGGAAGTATGTTTACTGAAGTTTTCTTTTGATAAATGTTAATGTCTACTACATTGTTACTGTAGTTGTTTACGCTTTGTCTCTGACGAGACTTTCTTTTTGCACCCATTAAGTCCTCCCTATGGATTTATTAAGTAAGGTAATGTACGGGACATTGCCCTACAAAAATATTTAGTCTTTTCCTACAAGGTAAAAATACATTGTTAACTGCTTTAAACCGATAAATAAGTATACAAAGATATCAAGGATACTAACATGCAAGACATAATGAACATTGTAAAGAACATTGATAGCATCTATAACAGTAACACTTCATTTAATATCCTAAAGGATTTTGAACGTGTTCTAGACGAATTAGATCTATACGTATACAAAAATTGGCAGGACGGCGAACTATGTGCTGGTCCTAAAGTAGATAGACATTGGGTAACATGTTCTTTTATGTGGGATAAGCAAGATATGCCAGACCCAATGGGCGGCAAGCGTTTATTAGATTATGACTGTAAAGTGTCCTATAGTAAAGATTATCTCATTCAACCACGTAAAATTAAAGTACCAGATGATATTCGTCCTGGGACTAAAGTTAAAGGAAAACTAGATAGAAAAGATATTTGGGTAGTAGAAATACAGATGCCAAAGAAACTTATAATGGATATTTACGGTGGTAGTTTTAGTACAAATGAATATCAAGAAGAACCAGCTGTAGCACCCGATATTGCATCACAACCGCAAACAGCAGACGAAGCTGTTCCAGCAGCTCCAGAAGGAGAGACAGTATAATGGGATTACAAGCAGGCGATTTAAAAAATATGATGTATGACATCTTTGAAGTTGATTCATATGCATCTAAAATGGGTGATGACAAAAATATTGTTACGCTAAGTTTCAGTGTAAAAGCAAAAGAAGCTGCAGATGACTTAATGAACTTTTTAGAAAAAGGATATTCATTTGTGTTAGATTCAGATGCAACACCCGGAGAACAAAGCGACGGTACTCATAAAGTGTTTGTTGAAATGGAAAGAAATAACGACATCCATGATAACATTTTAGAAATTATTAGCGGTGTTAAAGAGTTAGCAGAGATTGATGATTTTAAATTCCGTTACTATAAAGGATTTAAATCAAAACCAGTAAGTGAAGAAGAACTAGTAGCAACTATACCTAACGATCCAGAAAACTATGGTCTAAGAGTAGACGAAACAAATTTAGACAACTATAAAAACTTCTTTAACAATAGCTTTGTTGAAAGTGTTGAGATGTTAGAAAATAAATTATCAATACGTAAAGCATTTGCAGACCCTATCCACTTTGAGTTTATCGACTTTGATGATAGAAACAAAGTGTACTCAACTATTGGCGGTACCTTAGATATAATGGAATCATATGCAGAAATGCTCTATTTGACCAAATACTTAGGTGACTACAACATAAGTAAGTATGGAGACAAACTTGTCTTTGAAAACAAAGATAAGGCTCTCGTTTTAAAAAGGATATAACATGAGTTTTGAACTACAAAAAGAACAGTTAGCACAGCTAATTCCAGGTAATAAAGATGTTGACTCTTGGCACACAGCACTAGTTGCTATTATGCCTAAGTACGATATAAACACTGCAAGACGTGCAGCACATTTTATAAGCCAATGTGCCCATGAAAGTAATAACTTTCGTAGTTTATCTGAAAACTTAAATTATAGCGAAAAATCACTTAATGCTGTATTTGGTAGATACTTTGGAACAGGCGTTCATCCAGCAGGACATACAAGACGTAATGCTGCTGAGTACGCTCGTAATCCAGAAAAAATTGCAAACTATGTATACATGGACGAGTTTCGTAAATACAAAATGGGCAATACAAATGACGGCGATGGTTGGTTATTTAGAGGACGTGGACTAAAGCAATTAACAGGACGTGAAAACTATACACGTTTTGGTAAAACAGTTGACATGACAGCAGAACAAGCTGCTGAATATGTTGCAACACCAAAAGGTGCTGTTGAATCAGCATGTTGGTTCTGGGACGCAAACAAATTAAATTCAATTGCTGATACTGATGACGTTGTAAAAATGACTAAGAAGATTAATGGTGGTAACATTGGTCTTGAGTCTCGTCAACAACGCTATTCAAAAGCAATGGAAGTATTTGGTAGTCCAGTAAGTATTGTAGAAGATGCCGGCAATGATGACTTTGATGTAGATGACATTGGTGTACTACGTAAAGGCTGTCGTGGCGAAGGTGTTAAAATGATGCAAGAAGCACTAGGTGTAGGAGCAGACGGAGTGTTTGGTCCTGGTACAGAACGTGCATTAAAAGAGTGGCAAGCAAGCAAAGGCCTTACAGTAGATGGTATTGCTGGACCTGCAACACTCGGAGAACTTTTAGGGTAGGAAACTATGTGGAAAGAACAAGTTATGGAAGTACTGAAAGGTCATTTCGGTACTAAAAAAGAGATCACTGAATCAAGTCACTTCTTAGATGACTTAGATGGTGACGATTTTGATATTGTAGATGTTACTGTACAGGTATGCGAAAAGTTAGATATTAATATACCTGAAGAAGAAACATTTGAACTAGAGACTGTGCAAGATTTATTAGACGCTGTGGAGAAACACGTTGTTTAGTAGTTTGCGTATAGCATTAATATTAGTAGTGTTGGCAAGTGCCGGCGGTGGTATTTTATATGTTAAGAAATTACAAAATGATCTTGACACAGCAAAAGGAAATATCATTAAACTTGAAGATGGTATTAACGAACAAAAGGCTGTAATTGCACAACAAGAAGCAGACTTTGAAGCCATTACTAGTATACGCAATGACCTTGAAGATGTAAATAGAATGTTAGAGACAGCAAATAGAAACTTAAATGAAAAATTTAACAAACTAAATGCTTCCGGCGAAAGAAGAGACATTGGTGCATTGTCAACATCAAGACCAAAGTCAATAGAAAGAATATTAAATAAAGATGAAGTTAATGAAAGACGTTGTTTTGAAATTATACAAGGTGCTGAATTAACTGAAGAGGAACTAAATGCTACAAAGAAGTCAAAGATCAATACTGTTTGTCCTGAGCTTGCTAATCCTAACTACATTACTTACTAGTTGTAGTACGATTCAGCCATTAGAAGTTTTTAAGACAGAAGTAGAAAGACGACCTCTTAACCTCCCATTACCTGCACCAGCGGAATTAGAACAAATTCGTTGGATAATAATTAATAGAGAAAATGCAGAAGAAGTATTTACAGACTTAGAAAGCAAAAACATTGATCCTGTTATAATAGGATTAACAGACGAAGACTACGAAAACTTCAGAAAAAACTATGCACAAATACGTGCATACATGATCAAACAAAACAAAATCATCGACGCTTACAAAGAGTACTACGAAAGTGAGCAAGAGGTTGACAACGACGAATAGTTTTGTTATAATAGACTAATAACTGAAAATTTATGAAAAGAATATATTTAGATTACGCCTCAACTACTCCGTGTGATCCTAGTGTTGCAAACTTAATGGGAAAATTTCTTACCTTTGACGGTGAGTTTGGAAACCCTGCAAGTAGAAGTCACAGTTTTGGTTGGGAAGCTGATCAAGCAATTGACACAGCACGTCAACAAGTTGCAGACCTTATAGGTGCTGACCCAAGAGAAATTACTTTTACAAGTGGTGCTACCGAAGCAGATAACCTTGCTATCAAAGGCACAGCACAATTTTACGAAACAAATGGTAAACATATTGTTACAAGTAAAATAGAACACAAAGCAGTACTTGACCCTTGTAGAGAACTTGAACGTGATGGTTTTGAAATTACATATCTTGAACCTAACGAAGATGGTATAATCACAGCAGACATGATTGCTGAAGCAATTAGAGAAGATACAATACTGGTTAGCATTATGTATATCAACAATGAGCTTGGTACACTTAACGACATAGAAGGTATTGGTAAGTTATGCTTTGATAAGAAAATTGTATTTCATGTAGATGCTGCACAAGCTACAGGTAAAGTTAAAATCAATCTAGAAGAACTTCCTGTAAATTTAATGAGCTTGTCTGCACATAAAACTTATGGTCCTAAAGGTATAGGAGCATTATACATTCGACGTAAGCCACGTTCAAGAATAAGAGCGCAAATGCACGGTGGTGGACACGAAAGAGGCAATAGAAGCGGTACATTACCTACACATCAAATTGTAGGAATGGGCGAAGCATATAGAATTGCTAAAGAAAGATTTGAACAAGACAAAGCTCATGTAGATATGTTACATGATCGTTTGTTAGAAAGAGTCAACGAAGTTGATGAAGTATATTTAAACGGAAGTCTTAATCATAAAGTTAAAAACATTCTTAATGTTAGTTTTAACTTTATTGAAGGCGAAAGTTTGATTATGGCTTTAGAAAATGTTGCTGTTAGTAGTGGCAGTGCTTGTACAAGTGCAACACTAGAACCAAGTTATGTATTACGTGCATTAGGTAGAGCAGATGAACTAGCACACAGTAGTATACGATTTAGTTTTGGAAGACAAACTACAATTGAAGATATTGATCAAACAGCAGACACATTATTAGATGTAGTTGAAAAACTACGACAACTATCACCACTATGGGACATGTACCAAGACGGCGTAGACATGGAAGCGTTTAATTGGGACGAGTACATGCATTAAGGAATTATTATGGCATATTCAGAAGAAGTAACAAAAAGATTTAAAGGTGTATTATCAAATCCAGAAGGGTTTAATGTAGGCAAGTTTGATCCAAAAGATCCTAAAGTAGCAACAGGTATGTCTGGTGCGCCAGCATGTGGTGACGTAATGCGTCTACAACTTAAACTAGATGAAGATGACCGCATTGAAGATGTAGTTTTCAAAACATACGGTTGCGGTAGTGCTATAGCAAGTTCAACAATGTTTGTTGAAATGCTTAAAGGTAAAACTGTAGAGGAAGCAAGACAAATTAAAGATAAAGATATTGCAGAAGCATTAGACTTACCGCCAATCAAAATACACTGTTCTGTACTAGCAGAAGATTCAATCAAAAAAGCTATTAACGACTGGGATAGCAAAAGAGAAAAAAGACAACACAACGGAGGACCCAAATAATGCCAGAAAAATTTAGACCATCAGCAACTGTTAGAGATAAAGCAACAGGCAAAAACAAATCAGAACATTTTTATTTAAAGTCTACTCCGAAGCAAGAACTGTTGGACTACTTAGAAAATAATAATGCAAGACCTAAAATAAAAGTTAAAGTAAAAAGAGAACTTGTACGCAGAGGTCATGCATGTTAGAGATACTCGGTATTACATTTATCTTGTTTATAGCCTTAACTAGTTTTGTAGCATTGTTATATTGCTTGTTTGATTTACTATATAGCAAAACAGGCGGAACTAAAGGACTTGCAGAAGTACCTTTCACTAGTCCAATCAGCGGCAAAGTTCGCACAGCCAAAATATCACGCCAGGATCATATAGTATGATCAATTGGCTTAGTGATCTACTAGGCCGTTGGTTAGAACGTTCGTGGCAACGCAAAGCAAACAAGTTTCAAAAAAATTATCCCCGTTACCGAAAGTAACACCTTTTTTATTCATTTAGATAAATATGGTTGACTTACAAAGGGTTGTAAGTTATAATTATATTTTTACAGCATGAAACCTCCAAAGATAGACATAGAATCTTTTCGAGACGCACTCGAAGTGAGCGGTCTTACGATGATTTTTGCATTATCTTTGCTGGGAGTAAACACACACATATAGAAGAAGAAAGACACATGACACAGATGATTTTAAAATTGAAAGAAGACGAAAGGGTATGCAGAGTTTGCGACCTTATTCAAGGACTGTTCTTAGTAACATTTCCTATTGCATTACCGTTCTTTATAATGATGGCCTCAAGCAGGTACTATTAAAATGAAGAACTATAGTAACGCAACACCCGAACAAGTAAAACAATGGCACGAAGAAGACTACTGGATGAAGATGGACTATAATCCGCTAGTTATGTTTGTTGTAATACCTACAATAATACAGGTAATGGCATTGGCATTTATGTTTGGCGTAATGGCTATTAATGATTGGATTCTTTAGAGCTGTACTTAAAACAGTAATCGGTGTAGGACGCATTGAAGACATTACTGTTACACCTCTTAACATAGTTTTATTCGCTTTTGGAGTACTAACAGTATTCTTAGGCACCATTACGGCATTGCTTTTACTAGCCAGTTTGTTCATATAATAGCATAAATACTAGTAATTAAACTAGAGGGTATATTATGTGGGAAATGATTGAACAAATGGCGAGCAATCGCTTATGGATTTATACAGCACTAGCAGGATCTGTATTCGGTGCAGGATTTTTGTTTTGGTTTAAAGATACAAAAATGGCATCATGGGCTGTAACAAAGTTTGATTCTATTTTAGAGTACCTAGCAGTACGTTGGGGATGGACATGGTTACAAAATGATCCAAATGCTTGGCGTGTAAAATATCCAAAAATAACATCTAAAATAGATGAGCTTGAAAAGCGTATTAAACATCTCGAGGGGAAAAGATAATGAGCGACGAAATTCAAACAAAAAAAGTTAATATTGAACTAGAAGTAGATACTAATACTGTAGACAGTTCTAAAAATAGATTCCAAGGATGGATTGATATGGCAAAGGCTGTAGACGCCTGGAGAATTTTTCCACGTTTATTTTTAACAGTTTATATTATATTACTATACAAATGTGTAATTTGGTATATGAACTTAGGTGCTCCTACAATGGAACAATCAGGATTAATTAGTATTGTTGTTGGTGCAGGCGCAGCATGGTTTGGTTTATACACCGGAACTAGCAAGAAGTAACATAATAACAAATAAGTACTAGTATGGACTATTATAACATACTAGGTGTTCCAAAAGGCGCTTCTGCCAAAGAACTTAAACAAGCATACAAAAAGAAAAGTATGCAACATCATCCCGACAGGGGTGGTGACGAAGAAGAGTTCAAAAAAATAAACGAAGCATACGCAACACTTAAAGATCCGCAAAAGAGAGCAGGGTATGATAATCCTAGTCCTTTTGGCGGAGGTAGATCACAGGGGTTTGGCGGCGGTGGACATGCCGGATTTGAAAATATTAATGATGTTTTCAACAATATGTTTAATGGAGGATTTCAGCCTAGAGGAAATATGGATGTAACCTTAGGCATTAAGTTAACACTAGAAGAATCTTTTAAAGGTAAAAGTTTAATTGCTAATTATCAATTAAACACAGGCAAGCAAGAAACAGTTACTATTGAGGTTCCTAAAGGTGCAAAGGACGGAGATACAATTAGATATCAAGGTCTTGGCAATGAGTTTCCTGGAAGAGGCAGAGGGAATTTAAACTGTAGAGTACAAATACAACCGCATAGACTTTATAGACGCGACGGTGACAACTTGTATACTCTACACAAAGTAGATGCACTAGGCATGATTACCGGATGTAAAACTATAGTACAAACAATAGACGGTCGTAAGTTAGAACTAAAGATACCTAAAGGCACACAGAATCAAACGACATTTAATATTACAGATAACGGCATGCCTAATATAAACAGTGGCAGACGTGGAAACTTATATATAACTATAGAAGCTGAAATATTCCAAACAGACAGTAACGAACTGTTAGAGTTAATTAGACAAATAAATGAGAAAAGAAATGAAATTAGTTAAAAGTCCGGACCCTTGGTTAGAAAAAGTAGTAAAAGAATTTGACTTCGATGCATTAGATGCTAAATCTATTGCACAAGAAATGATTAATCTTATGACTGCCGAAGGTGGTATTGGACTTAGTGCAAACCAGGTTGCATTAGATGCACAAATTTTAGTAATGAAACCTCATCTATTAGAAAACAAAGAACCGTTTGCTATGATTAATCCAGTTATTGAAAGTGTAACTATTAATATGGAAAACATGCCCGAAGGGTGTTTAAGTTTTCCAGGTTTAATATTATCGGTAAAACGTCCACGTGGAATTATAGTTAAATACCTTGACATAGATTCTAAAGAGTGTATAATAGAACTATACGATTTAGATGCTAGATGTTTTTTACACGAATATGATCACTTACAAGGGATCGAGTTTATAGACAGAGTATCTAAGTTGAAATTAGATTTTGCAAAGAAAAAAATGAGAAAACAGAGGAAGAAACAATATGGTTGAACCAAGTAAAGAGCTACAGTTAGTTTTTGATAAAGCAATTAGTGATGCTAAGTCGCTTCAGCACGAGTATGTTACACTAGAGCATATCATGTTTGCTATGCTTTGTTCAGAAAATTTCTATAATGCTGTTCAAGGATACGGTGCTGATCCGGATTTTGTAAAGGCTAATTTAGAACATTATCTTAAAGAAAAACTTAACGAAATTAAAACCGAAGAAACAAAATATAAGCCAAAGAAAACTTCGTCAGTAGAACGTGTTCTTAATAGAGCATTTACACAAGTACTGTTTAGTGGACGTCCAGAGATTACACTTCCCGATGTTATGCTAAGTCTACTTAGTGAAAAGAAATCTATGGCTACATACTATCTTGAAGAAGTAGGAATTACTAAAGAAAAATTTGCTGAATATATTAATTCAGAATTTGAAGCAGAGTACGAAGATGAAGAAATGAGTGGAGCAGCACAAAAGGCTCTACGTGCATTTACTACAAATTTAAACGACGATGTTAGAAAAAATAAAGTTGATCCTGTTATAGGTAGAGCTGAAGAACTAGAATCACTTGCGTTGGCACTTGGTCGTAGAAGTAAGAATAATGTACTAATGGTTGGTGATCCTGGTGTAGGTAAAACAGCAATTGCCGAAGGACTTGCATATAACATTGTTAATGATAATGTACCAGACTTCTTAAAAGAATTTAGTGTTTATAATCTTGACATTGGTTCTATGCTTGCTGGTTCAAAATACAGAGGTGACTTTGAAGAGCGATTTAAACTTGTACTAACAGGGTTGAAAAGCAAAGGTAAAACAATTATGTTTATCGACGAAGCTCATATGATGAGCGGTGCAGGTGCAGCAGGTAGCAATAGTGCTAATGATTTAGCAAACATGCTAAAGCCTGCTCTTGCTAAAGGTAACATTAAAGTTGTTGCATCAACTACTTGGGAAGAATATCGTAAGTACTTTGAAAAGGATCGTGCATTAATGCGTAGATTCCAACGTGTAACAATTGACGAACCTAGTAATGAAGTTACTAAAGATATTTTACGTGGTATTAAGAAATACTATGAGGACTATCATGCAACTACTATTACTGATGATGCAATCGAAGCGGCTGTAAAACTTAGTGTAAAATATCAATCAGATAAAAAATTACCTGATAAAGCAATTGACTTACTTGATGTTGCTTGTTCAAGATTTAAATTATCTAATACACCCGAAGGCGAACGCACAGTTAGTCAAGAAGAAGTACAGTTTGAGCTTAGTAAGATGATTGGTCTTCCAGTTGATCAAGTTGCTGAGAGAGAATCAGGTAACTTAGGAAATCTAGATAAAAATATTAAGAAAGTTGTATACGGACAAGACACTGCTGTTGATGAAGTTGTTGACAAGATACTTGTTAGCCAAGCAGGACTAAAACCGGAAGATAAGCCAGTAGGGTCATTTGTGTTTATGGGTCCAACTGGTACTGGTAAAACTGAAACAGCAAAAGCACTATCAAATGAATTAGGTGTAAAACTTGTTAGATTTGATATGAGTGAATATCAAGAAAAACATGCTGTAGCAAAATTAATTGGTTCACCTCCAGGATACGTAGGCCATGAAGAAAATGCAGGTCTACTAATTACAAAATTGCAAGAAAATCCTAACTGTGTATTACTATTAGATGAAATAGAAAAAGCACATCCAGATGTATCGCAAATATTGTTACAGATTATGGATAACGGTAAAGTTACAGGGTCAAATGGTAAGGAAGCAGATGCACGAAATAGTATCATTATTCTTACAACTAACTTAGGTGCTAAACAAGCAGAAAAGAATTCTATTGGATTCGGTGATGAACAAGAAGAAGTGTACGAAGATACCGAGTTGAAGAAGTTTTTTGCTCCAGAGTTTAGAAATAGACTTGACGGTGTAATTACGTTTAACAAACTTGGTAAGCCTGTGATGATGAAAATTGTTGGCAAGTTCCTTGTTGAACTTAAGAACATGGTAAAAGACAAGGGCGTTGTTATTAACATTACAGACGAAGCATTAGACTACTTAGTAGATAAAGGATTTGATCCTAAAATGGGGGCTAGACCATTACAACGTGTTATTGATAAAGAAATTAAAAGACCTTTATCACGAGAATTGTTATTTGGTAAACTTAAAAGCGGTGGAACTGTAACAATTGACATTGTAAAAGGTGAGGTCTCTCTAAACGTATTAGAGGAATCGACTGTTGAGAACCTATGACACAACTAAACTCTTTTACGACCAATACGTTTACAAACTAGTATTCACAAACGGTTTATCAAGTATATTTCGTAATAAAAATCTAACCTATGCAAGGAAAATACTTGATAGGTTAGATAGTGCGGAACAAGCAGGAAAACCTCTTGCTGTACAAAGGATGCGTAGAGTAGAGCCGGTATCTGTAACTAACTTTGTTGATGCTAAGAAGTTAATTAGATTACTTTATAATTTTGAAGATTATACATTAAGGATTGAACTATCCAAAATGAGTATCTATGCTAATTCTAAAGAATGGCTTACAACAATTAAACATTCAGTAGATCCAAACTGTGTGTTAGAGTTCTGGGAACCTAGTCCATTACAAATTGATAAACTAAAACCTAATGTTTTGATATCTGATTCGTATCCAGGATACGAATATAAAGTTACTATGGGCAAAAGCAAAGGTAGTCCAGAATTTGCCAAATTCGCACAAAATAATCCTAATCTAATAAAAGCAGGTCCTATTTTACTTGAATCCTGTGAACGTAAAAGCTATGTGGACGGATTTTACTTCTTTGTTAGAGACGAAAAAACTCTAGGCCTAATTAACTTATTTTTAAGTAATATTCGCCGAATTGATAAAATTGTCGCTATGTAATGTTTTAGATAAATACTTACATGGCACAGAGCGAAACAATATTATCTAATCAATCACACCCTGGTGACAGTACAATAGAATCTCACACAGGTGAAAAGTTTAAAGGCGACGGTTATTATGGCCGTGCAGACGGCTTACATACAGTACAGTATAACATATCAGGATTTACAGGTATAGTGGCTATACAAGGCACACTTGCAGTTAATCCGGTTGACGCAGACTGGTTTACAGTCTACACTGAAACACATTCACAAACAACTAAAGTAATTGCAACTAACTTTACTGGCAATTATGTATGGGTTAGAGCTTACATTAGTGAATGGACTGACGGAACAGTTACTAGTATGTTGTTAAATCATTAAGGAAGCATCATGGAACATTTTATAAGAGTAGTAATGGAAAAACAAGATACACTAAGCGAAGGCTTAAATGAAAGTGTATTTCCAGGAAGTTATGTATTTGAATCAGATCAGGGTGCTACGATATTTGAAATGCCGTTATCCGATGAACTTAACTCTGAACAAGCCGACGAATTTGCACAAAAATTAAGTGAATATGTTTTTAACCAAGGTTATAACGACTTTGATATAGAAATATCCACAAACGACGATTCAACTATAGACGAAGAAACATATGACGACGATGACGAATTTTATGAAGAATACGGCGTTATGTGGTACAACGAAGATGATGACCCGATAGACGAAGCAGAATACCAAGGACGTAAAGTTAAATTAGGCAAGCCTATGCAAGGCGATGTTAAGAAGTTTAAAGTTTATGTTAAAGATCCTAAGACAGGTAACGTAAAGAAAGTTAACTTTGGACACGGCGGAAGTAGTGTCAAAGGTAAAGCAATGAAGATTAAAAAGAATAATCCAGCACGTAGAAGAAGTTTCCGTGCTAGACATAATTGTGATAATCCAGGGCCGCGTACTAAAGCACGTTACTGGTCATGTAGGAAATGGTAGTATGAAGATATTTGAATTTACAGATAATGATGAGCCAAAATTAAATTTTGATAGTATAGAAGACTTATGTATTTTTATGCGTAATGACCCTATGTTTTATCGTAAACAATTTTTCCCATGTATGGCTAATATATCAGACAAAATTGACAGCGACGGAAAATGTGACCCTAATAAAGATATAGGCCCATGTGTTGATAATGCATGTAATGCTTATTGCAATCAATATGATTTGCCACATGATCCTAAAACATTATTCCCAATAGAAGATAGACGATCTATAGTATCTAAAATATATTCTGAAGAAATGCCTAATATTAAACAGGGAATGTATAAGGCAGAATCATCATGCTCTTAAGAGAACTATTCGAAGCTCCAAAGAAAATAGCTGTAGCAGCATTTGGAAGAATGAATCCTCCAACTATTGGACACGAAAAACTTGTTAATAAAATTAAAAGTCAAAGTGGTGATCATTATATTTTCTTAAGCCAAACACAAAAACCAAAAGACAATCCATTACCGTTTGATGTAAAATTAGACTTTGCCAAAAAGTTTTTTCCCGGTATTAATGTAGGGCATCCACAAGTACGTACTCCAATACAGATGTTACAACTACTAGAAAAACTAGGATATACAGATGTTGTTTATGTAGCAGGTTCAGATCGTGTAGAAAGTTTTGATAAACTGTTTAACGATTATAATGGTAAAGAATATAACTTTGATAGTATTACAGTAATAAATGCGGGCGAACGTGATCCTGATGCAGAAGGTGCAGAAGGTATGAGTGCAAGTAAAATGAGAGCGGCAGCTGCTCAAGGAAACTTAGAAGCATTTACACAAGGAGTTCCAAGATCTGCTTTGGCTAAAGATATGTATGATGCTGTACGTGATGGTATGGGATTAGTAGACAAACAGCCTGTAGATGAATCTAAACGTGGTACAAAGTAAATGGATGATCTAGAGTATATAAAGAAGTTAGCCGGTGTTAACGAATTTAAAGGTTACACAGAATATACTCTTGAAAACATAAGCGATGCTGCAAATTCAAATGCAAAAAAAATGCGTGATAAAAATATTCGTCCTGGTGACAAAGAGTGGTTTGAATTATGGTTCAGTCAACCAAAAATGATGAATCAAAATATGCCAGGTGGATTTAGAGGACGCAAAAAGAAATGAGAATTAGAGAACTTTTTGAAGATGGAAGAATTGTAAAAGGCGTTAACACTACTGTTGATGTAGGGCCTAACGAAATTACAAAACAAGCAGCTAAGTTTGGATTTAAAGTAGACAAAGACGGACGTCCACAAAACCATCCTAGCAAAGTAAAAGGTTCTAAAACTAATGTTGCATTTAACTTAGGTATAACTGAAAGTAAAAATTTTGCAGAAGCACTAGGTGAAATTGCTAGTTCTACCCAAATATACGTAGACATGGACGGAGTACTTGCAGACTTTTTTGGCGAATGGGCTAAACTAATGCAAGTTGATCATTTTACAGATATTGACAAGCAACATGATATTAACGATGCATTACAGAAAATACGAGACACTGACGACTTTTGGTTACGTTTACCTATATTACCAGAAGCAAAGAATTTACTTAATTTAATTAAAGAAGTTAAAGGCGAATATAGTATATGTACTAGTCCTTTAGCAGATGATCCTAATTCAGAAAAACATAAGCGTACTTGGGTAGAAAAGAATCTAGCATTTTTTCCGCCTAAAGAAGTATTTGTTACACATAATAAACCACAATTTGCTACAGCAAAGGACGGCACCCCTAATATATTAATTGATGACTATGGCGTTAATATTAATGCTTGGGAAGCAGCTGGCGGCTATGGGTTTAAATACAAAGACCATAAGTTTGAACGTACAGCTAAAGATATTAAACAGCATATGCAAGAGCCAGTAGAAGAAGGCAAAATGTTAGCTAATCCTAAAAATACATTCCTTACAAAAGCAGACACAGCATACGACTTTATTAAGGTAGGCACAAACTTAGCAAACTTAAAAGATGTTCCAGCAGGCGGAAATATGGACGAGCCAGACATAATGATTGCTCCATATGCAGGCGCTAAAGAAATGAAGTATCTTATGAAGCAACTTAATCGTATTGGTTACAAAACACAAGATGCACAAGGTTATCAAGATGCACACTATGACGATGAACCAACTGGTGGAGAAGCACCTCCACAAATGAAGGCACAAGGTCCATTAGGTAAAATTAAAATATCTAAGTTACGTGGTGTACAAAAAGAAAGAACATACGAAAAATTAGCAAAGCAACTAGAACGTGTATTAGAAGGCGACTATGCTCCTCTACAGATTGACCGTAAAGGTAGAGTAATTAACGGACATCACAGACTAGATGCATTACGTTTAGTAGGTGAAGAGTATGCTCGTGTACATATGATCGATGATGTAGTAGAAAACATAAAAGAAAACTTTGCTGATGGTAAGAAAAAAGGCAAAAGCAGACCTGGTAGAGTAAAGAAGTCAGGTGCTAGTTGTAATGGGTCAGTAACTAGTTTAAGAGCAAAAGCAAAAAAGGCTAGTGGAGAACGTGCTAAAATGTACCACTGGTGTGCTAATATGAAAGGTGGCAAGAAGTAATGTTTAGCAGGCAATGTAAACTACACTTAGAAGCAAAGAACGAAACAGGACTACAACATATGAAAGGCGCACTTATAACTGCGGTTAAGTTACAGATGCTTGTACCAGCAATAATTGTACATAGTGTTGCGCCACGTTTTTTTACAAATACAACTACTAATGTTTTAGAAGATATTTTACATAAGCGTAAAGATGCATAAATACATATAACAACGCTACCAAGGATTAACAAATGAAAATTTATGAAATAACATCAATAAAGAACGAAGAACAACTTGACGAAATGTTACCGGCATTATTATTACCCAGTATAATAGCAGGAGCAAGAATTGCTGGTCCTTGGTTAGTAAAGCAAGGTGCAAAGATAGTTGCACAAAGAGGCGCTGCAGCTTCAGTAGCTGGAACAGCAGCTAAAAAAGGTGCTGAGGTTGTTGCTAAAGGTGCTGGCAAAGTTGCTACTGGTACAGCTAACACACTTCTTAAACGTCCAATAGCAACTACTGCAATAGGCGGTGGCGCATATGTTGCTAAGAAAGCTGGTGACGGTATTGACGAACTAGTAAGAAAAGGCGGAGAAAATATTGACGCTATAAAAGATCAAGTATCTGCTGCATTAGGTGGTTCAGGATTTGCTAAAGTTGTAGCATTTGCATCTAAGTATGCAATTCCAGGGTTAGCTGCTGTTGCTATACTATACGGTGGTAAAAAGATTTGGGATTATGCTACTAAAGCCGGAGAAGAAGATCCAAAACTTGCAACAGAAAATGCTACAATGGGTGCTACAGCATCAGGTAACGTAGCATCAGTTGCTAATCCAATAGCTGCAAACGCTAAGATAAAACGTGATAAAAATGGTGTTCCAGTAGCACCGCAAAAGAAAAATAAAGACGGAACCGCTATTAATGCACTTGACATGAAAAATAATATCATGGGCGGGAAAGCAATTAAGAGGACACAATAACATGGCTAAGACAAATCCAAACCAAAAACCTAAAGGAGCATTTGCTCAAGGGTTCGCAAAAGGTTATGACACGATGGGTAATATTTTGGACCCAGATTCATTACGTAAAGGATTAACTGCTTTAGGTAAAAAAATAACTACTCCAGATGATGAAACTACTAAGATGAAAGTTACTGCTGCAGATAAAAGAATGAATACTGTTGCATACCAAAGATTAATGAAGGGCGATCCACGTTATGTAAATGCCATTAAAGAAGGCCTTGCTGATAAAGCAGACATGGCAGAACGTGACCATGAAGTACAAATGGCTCGTGCAGACTTATACAAGATTGCAAAGTATGCTATCGAACTACACGACATGATGAAAAAAGTTACAGAAGCAGAAGGTATTGAAGGTTGGCAACAGGCTAAGATTACTAAAGCAGCTGACTATATGAGTAGTGTATTCCATTCATTAGATTATGACTTACGCTTTAACGAAGTAACTGAAGCTAAGGACACACATTGTTCAGACAAGTGCTGTGGTGCCGACGTTAAAAGAGAAGATTGTGTATGCCCTGCAGACTGTGAACATTGTAACTGTAACAATTCTAAAGTTGCAGAAGGCAAAAGTCCGCATAAAAAAGGTACTAAGAAATACAAAGCACACATGGCTGCTATGCATGCCGAGAGTATAAAAGATCCTTACAAAAAAGGACTAATGGACAAACTACACGAAGCAAAACAAAGTGTTTGTAAAGAGTGCGGTAATCCAAGTTACACTACACTTGACGAAGAAAAGCAAAAAGGCGTTGACGGCAAAGTATGCTGGAAAGGCTACAAGCGTATGGGCACCAAGAAAAAAGGTGGCAAGACTGTAGATAACTGTGTGAAGATGTAATTATGGCAGACGACTTTTACAAAATGAGTTCAATGATGAAGGATCTATTTCCTTCAAATCCACAAGCAGATAGAGAAGCATTAATGGGCATGGTTAATGGCGGTCAACCGCAAGAAAGTGTGCAAGTTAAGGAAAACTTCCTACAGGAAAGTGTAGATGTACCGCAGGGTAGTTTACAAATGGATAAGAACTATAGTGTAAATGATTTTGCTGCCCTTGCAGGTGTTACTACAGCACAACCAAATCGTGTAGTAGAAACAATAACAGACCAAGATTATCGACCAATACC